GTCGGATTTTTCTCTATACGCGTGGTCAACGGTGTGGGACGGACCAAGTCCCTACCGTCTAGCGTATTGAGAACCCGTTATGGGGTCTATGCTAATATTCTACCATGTCTCAGCAAATCTGCGAGGTCAGTCATCTCTGAGAGATAGCTGACGGTAGGGAATTCATACGTTGGAAGATTGGCTATCTTCCAAGCTTCGTAAACGGTGTCACGAAGTTGATTGAAGTAATCTTCTCCATGACAACACGCCTCCTTAAGAGATAAACGTATGTTGTCAATTGTTCTATTCTTATTATCATAATAATTCTTAGCATTCTTGACCCAAAACATTCGCTCTTCGATCGTATCTTGGTCCAGTGGTGCCATCAACAAGGTATTATCTTGTGGGTGCACCCGCCATGTTCTTTTCAAAAAGGATATTTCCTTTTCATTAATGTATTTTGGAGCTTCAGAATACAAATTTTTGTTTGCATCTGTGTATCCTACTCCAACGCTTTGCAAATAATCACCAAATGTTTGCACATTAAATAACTCACAAACTTTATCAGAGAGTGAGATAACATGATCATCTCCTAATGTAATAGCGTCGGTCTCTTCTTCCATCACAGAAAGAGAACGTAGTTCTCGTGGCATGACATTAAGCCAAGCCACACATTTATACATATCATTCAGACATGAATTAAATGCCATTGTTAACGCGAACCCTGAGGGGATACCGTGATCTAATTGCACAAAGAAACCATTACAAATGGTTATCCTCTCATATGAGTTCTTTACTATCATACGTCTTACACGAGCGTTAACTGGTCCATCATCGTACCATTTATTGACCATTTCTACACAGCCATCAATCATAGCACCTGATGGTTTGCCATCAAAATTTTTATAGTCACCAGCTATAAATTTATACCCCTTTTCTTTTAACCTCCTCAAGGTTCTACCCCATTGTGGACAGTTAGGATCTAATCCACCTTGGCAAGAAAGGCGTTCATTGTTGTTGTATAACATACTAACCCAAGCTCCAAAATACATTCTGGTTGCTAAGGTCATATCCATAGGCAAACACTCAATGACCCGTGTGTCTGCATTCTTTACTTTAGCATGTCCCTTAAGTTCATCTTTTGGAAATGTTACAGTAGTCGTTGGGAAATCCATTCCGTTTCTATAAGTTGCAATCCTATTAAGAGTGCAGATTCTTACTTCATCTTGAATGAATTTATAAGGGTGTTCAGTAATAATATTACTCTTACCCTTTCCATGGAATCTTGAAACCCAAGGTTCACCTGGTGAAGTGTCCCTATCTATTTTATCAATATTAGTTTTATCTATTCCATTTAGACTCTCATCCATAGTTAAGAGTCTCCTACCAGTATGACCTTCAAGTGGTTTCATTTTAGATGCAAGATGATCAACTGCTAGTTTTATGTCAGCCTCTAAAACATCACAAGGTTCTGTTTGATATTTAGCGATAGCTGCACATGTTGGTTCCTTCTTTATTATATTACGTGGTTCGTATATATTTAAGACTGAAGGTTGTCTTTTATTATCCATGCCAACTTCTTTAAGTGAATCGTGTACCACACTAGGTTTGATACTTGAACTCATAATAGTTGTTGCATGGTATGATGCAGCACATACACCAAGTACTGCTGCTGGTTTTAGGAAATCTGTGAATCCAAAAGGTAAAGTTTTGTCATTATCAGGATCAACCTTCCTAAATGCTTTAGCTTCAACTAAACTAGCTAAAGTCACGTTGATTAGATCTTCAGGACCATTTGCCATAGGAATAGGTAAGCAAAACCATCTATAAGCGCAAATAATATTTGCTTTTCTAACAAATGAAGCATATCTTCTTCCTTTTCCTTTAATTGGGTCGCCAGCTACATGGAGACCTACGATTTTAGGTAAATTGTTCTCATCAGCCACTATTATAACTGAACCACAATCACCAAAATGGAATGTAGACTCATAATATAAGCCTTCAGTATAAAGATCAAGTATACCAGCTCGGTATTTGATAGGTGTTGAGCTTTTCTTCACATTACCTATGCCTTCTACAACAGGCCATAACTTATTTTCTTTGTATTTAAGACCAATTATATTGGCCGTAGAGTATTCCAATATATCAGAATCTTTAGCAAAATATTTACCAACAGATCTAACTCTTGGTAAATGACAATTTAAATGCACAAAACAAGTATCAGTAGCTTTTTGTACTGATAGCTGGAATTTGTGTACTTCAACTTTAATCACTTCTTCAGAAAAGACTCTATGGATTTTAAGGGTAACAGGCCATTCTGTATCTTTGCGAATCAAGCCATCTGCCTGGAGCCAAAAATGTGATGTACTCATCAACATTTCATCATTAATGAGTAAAGCCCTTTGTGCTCTCTTTTCCTCATTTATGTCAATAAGACAAACATTATCTATTATCATTGATCCAATAAATTCTGGCATATTTGCGCACTGAAGGTTAATATTTCCAATCACCTCGAATTTTGCACCATTAGCGTAAACTATGTTATCGGCATCTGGTTTTGCATGTGGTGGTACATACTTACCATTGGCGTAGGCACGTCCATTATTTCTAAAATTATGTCCATATTCCTGATGAGCAAATTCCATATAAGAATTATAGTTCTTCCCAAGGAGTGACCTCATTTCACTTCCAGAATATTCATTCTGTAAGTTCCATAGATCTTTCCTTGAGAACTCACCATGTTTCTGATTATACCATTGTTCAATATCTTCTTCACCATGGTATCTACGAGCCTCTCTTCTTTTCATTTCTTTGAATTTCTCAGAATCCCAATCAGAAACAGCTTCATGACCATGACTCATTACCACTTTAGTAGCTACACCAGTGATCTTTTTGTACATAACGAATGCACCAAAAGAAACTCCAGCCGCAGCAGCTACACAAGTAAGATAGAATGCTAAATCGGACAATCTTATATTAATTTTCTGTAAGCAAGCATCTAATTTCTCAGCCATATTCTTGGCTGTTACTTTACTAGCATGGTATGCTCTGAGAATCAATTGAGATGCTTTAGACCATTGTCGCTTCATTCCTAAAGCAAAATCTAGTCCAAAATCTCCTATTTTATCACCAAATGATTTAATAGTTTCTTGAGCTGTGTGAGCTGTACCGTAGATCATATCAGTTGCTTGGATAGTTAATCCAGCAGCTTTATTAAGAAATCTATGACTTATAACCCTAGATTTGAGTGAATCAATCATCTGTTTGATAAATGAATCATCACAATCTTTTCCATCAGCTGTGAGTTGTGATACTTGTTCAAGAGTTAGAGCTTCAATGGATAATGTTTCCATCTTCTCTATATATTTACACTGATCTTTCTCATGAAGTTTACCTAGTTGATCCAAGAAAACTTCATTAGATTTAGCCATAAAACGTTTGAGTGGGTCATTATAAAACACTTCTTCACCAAAGCAAGTACCTAAAATTTTATAATCTCTGTTATTAGGTTGTGCTAATAATTCAGTATCATTATCAAGACTTGCTTGTAAAAGTTTATCTTGATTCTGATGGTAGACTTTAGCTTCAGCTCTAATTATCTCTTGTATCTGAGGCCATGTGAAGTAACCATGATATTTTTCTCTTTCTCCAACTCTGGAAGGTAGGACCTTAAAACGTGAGTTAAAGAAATCTTTATTTTGAGAAGCCTTAATATTGGGATCATCATTTCTCATCTCGATAAGTAGATCACGTCTTCTATGATAAGCTTCGGGTGTCCTAAGCATTTGAAGTGTGTTCTCAAGATAAGCTGAGTTAGTTGTAGTTAAAATAAAATCTGCATTAAAAGACATACCTTTTTCTTCTAAATCAGCCATAGGTACTATGAATGGATTATTGGATTTCATAAGAATCATTTGTATAATATCTGGTGCATCCATAGTATGGTGTTGAGCGATATCATCAATTTTAATGACTTTAGCTTCTGGTGTAAAACCATCCCAATGGTCAGTTAAAGTTCTGGAATATGTTTGGTGTGGTAAGTAATTATACTCCATCATGATCATATGTTCAACAGAGCCCATGATAGTGGACTTTCCAACTCCAGGTAAACCAACCAACTGAATATGGAAAGGATCACGTCTAAAGCGAGTGACATTATTCTGTTTATAGAAGTAGTTCTCGAATTTAGCAATCCTTTCATTGGCTCTAACAATTCTGTTCATCCAGCAAGAATCTAATTCTTTCTTTCTAATTAGTTCTGTGAGAGCTTCTGAGTATCTTTTGGCTTGAGCTATTACTACATGTCTATCAGGGTTGGCACGAAGTTGAAACTTCATCTGTTCCAAATTAAATTCCTCGAGCCAAGTCATAATAGTTGTAGCATTTTCTTTAGTAATCTCTTCCATGGATTGTTCAATCGTTGGAAGATACTTCTTTTTAAGATCTCTAAGAGTTTTTGATATGTAATCAGATCCTTTCTCAAGATCTCTAGATTTGCCAAGATTCTGTAAAAATTTTCCAGTCATTTTTATTAGTGATTGGTCAGGATTCAATGAGCTCACAGCTGTAAAAACTGCAAGTACTGGAACAATATAATTACATGCTTCCATAATTCCCATAGCTTCAGGTGTGACCACAGAGGAACAAAATTCTTCTTGCTGTTCTAGAGCAGTCTTAAGCTTATATTCCTGTGGTATCTTAGGTCTAGGAATATTTTCCTGTTTAGACTCAACCATAAGTTTCATTAGATCTTTTGCATCTTCATATATCTTCCTACCATGAGCAGATAATTTCTTAGCTATAATCAATGGTAAGATAATATAATCAAATAAAGGTGCATAGTCAAGTTTCTTAAACACCTGCCTAACTATAAGATAAACAATGACTTCACATGTAAGTGCCCATGGAACATGAGCACTAATCATAGCAACAAAGTCGTGTAAACCACCGAAAGCGGATCTGTAAAGATCATTAACTGATGATTTAATACAAGATACAATACAATTAAAGAATGTACTTGTCATTTCATGAACAAGATCTTCAGTTGCTTGTTTATCAGCTGTGATCGTAGACATAATTATCTTTGAGGTGTAAGTTTTCATACCCTCAAAGAGACCATTAGCTTTAGCTTCATTTTCCTCTTGCGTGAGGATGATAGCTAATTTCTCTACAATCCTGTCGAATTCATCGAATTTATTGTATTTAACATAAGAACTTTCTGGTCCCATAGCTACAGCACCATCATAGTTAGGCATAACCTGTTCTGAGGCATCTTGAACACGTTCTGGTGCAGCTGATGAGTCATCCTCAACCAGTCTATCATTATCAAGAATGGATTCAGCTATATCGTTATCCCTTTCCATAGGTGTGGTATAAGTAACTAGAGTGAGTTCATCATCAGCACGTCTCCCTTTCTTCGGCATAGCATTGCTACGCCCATAAAAACCAAAGTCCTCACCGATAGCTATGGATATCTCCATCCTAACAGTTTCTTCAATTCTGAGAGGTTGTACTATGATGTTACCATTGTTACAAGACAACCAAGGTAGTCTTCTTCTCTTGTAAAATTTAAGAGGGATATGAAGCATTTCATACATAGAGTAATAAGGTGCTTCAATTTCAAAAGTATCCTCAATTTTGACATCAAATTTTTGGTAAGCTCCCCAAGAGAAACCACCTTTAAGTCCTTGAACATGTTCTTGTTTACCAAAAGGTTTATTCTTGATATGTTGGACTACACCAGTGTTTGGTACATGACCAATAGCTATAGTACCCCTACCAGCTGTAACTTTGAATTTGTATCTAATACTACCATTCCAAAAAGCATAATGCTTGGAGAGAGTAGCAAGAACATTATTCTCAATTCCTTCAGGAAATCTTGGCATAACTGGTATATAAATATCCCATTTCGCACTAGGTTTAAGGTGCATGGATGTATAATCCATATATCTCTGAAGTAATTTATATTGGTCCATCCAAGGTTCTGAGGCCATATATCGTGAATGATTATTCACGACAGTGGCTAAATCTTCAGGTGGATAACCCATAACTATAGCTCTAGCCAAAACATTGGTATGCCCTAATCCATTAGATGCCACAGCAAATTCGAAATCTACCATAGGTCTTACATAAACATTACAAGTTAATGGTACACTTCCTTCGATACCTACAATGAGTGGTTCCTCAACATAGATACTAATGGTATAATTCCTTGTGTATTTAATATCTCCTAGAGTACCAACAAAGAAGGTTGGTCTATAAGGAGTGGGAGCATTATATGGAGCACTAAAAGTACAAGAATGCTGTTGCCTTAAGTCAATAATATGATGCATCTTAGCAGAGGGTGTAGTGGTGTCTGTGAATATACCAGCATCAGCAGCGATAAGTAATTTACCACTAGTGAAGTTGGTTCCACAAACTTCAATCTCGAACTCAAGACCACCGGTCCAATATGCAAAATGTCTAGCATATTCTGAAATACATGTTGGCTGCATTTTCCCATCAGATTGTACTAAACAAGCTGTGGGAGTAACGCTAAAAGTAGTAAGCTCTTCACGGACAGTCTTATCATTATTCCATTCAAAATGGGTTAAGATGGAATACTGCCCAATATATTCATTTATCGTCTCTTTCGCGCCCTGTATGACTGCACTACGCCCTGTGAAATTCATAGGGAAAGGAACAGCCATTCCAGGAACAGAGGTGTAAGAATAAGATGATACACTTTTAGTTGTCATTGTTGGACCATTAGGCACAGCATTATAACCATACCAAGATGGAACCAAGTTAGCAACTTCACACTCAACACAATCTACATACATGGTGAAAGTGGGTTTAGCACAACCAGTAGGTATGATTATATTTGATGCGGAGATGAGGTCAAAACGTCCAAGAAAAGAAGGAGCCAAATTTCCAAAACTCCTAGACATCCATGCTGATATTGTATGGTTTGGGACTGTCATTTCAACATATTCTTGTTTAGATAAGTCCCATCTAACATAATTTCCAGTGGAAGCTAATTCAGGTGTTAAGTCATAAGATGTCGTTGTGCGACCAAACCAATCCCAATGAAGGAACATAATTCCTCCATAAGTTAATGGTGAATTGGTAGTGCACCTAACTCTGAATGTGAATTTAGCAGAAGCGAAATGCCTAACTAAATCTTTAAAGTAAGGGTTAGTGGCACCTTCAGCGAAACAATCATGAGGGAGTAAAGTTGAGAAAACTTTTTGTCCCCTTGTATAAGTTTGGTTAGTCGCTTGCTTGAGTCTCATACGTCTACCAACAAGTGCGTTAACATTATAAATGTCATTCATTTGATAAGCAGAAATAAAACCTTTAACAGGAACATTGATAACTTGTCCATCTGTTTCATGGACAACCTCACCAGTTCGTGAGGTGGTTGTTTTTGCTCCTGTAGGCATCTCATCGTTTTCATTTAATTCATTTGGGTCATTACCATTTGCAATAGGAGTGTCGATATCCATAGGATCTAGTACTTGAGAATAATAATTCTCAGTGAGTAA